ATAAAAGTTCCCCACTTATATATAAATAGTATAAATATTTTATATAGGTGGGGACATGTCTAATCCGCAAAATAAAAAAACACACGATCAATTTATTTCAGAAATTCCAAAACATCTATCAATAAAAGTAATAGGTGAGTACATCAATACTGATACCAAAATAAAATATCAATGTAAACACGGTATCAACGAATTGCAACCATGGAAAATTTTGAAGTTAAAATATTGTTGCCGTTCAGGATTTTACGAAAGCGGTAGAATGTGGGAAGGAAAAACTAATAATTTAGAAACTTTAAAAGACCGAGCCCTCAAACATAGAAATAACATTGATGTATCCGAATCATACATCGACACCTCAGGAAGATATAAAAAACTGGCTAATATAAAATGCTTAATACATAATGAATATTATAGTAGCATTGCTCATAATAAAATAGGACTTTGTCCATCGTGTAATACTGAACGAAACATTAAACAAATTTTGGCGGCAGGCCCTAAAGCATGGGAAAGTCAAACAATAGGAAGTTTTGTTTCTAAAAATGAAACTAAATGGCTAAACTCGTTAGGTGTAAAAGAACGACAATACTGGTTAAAGGATGTAAAATATAAAGTAGACGGATACGATCCAGTAACAAATACTGTTTACTTATATCATGGTAAATTCTGGCACGGATGTCCGAATACTTATGACCCAGAAATGATACATCCTATTATAAAGATTCCAATGAAAGAACTATATGAGAGAACAATGTTTTATGAAAATAAAATTAAAGACGCAGGATATAACTTAATCGTAAAATGGGGTACATAATGAAACAATTTTTTAAGAAAATTACAGGTATTGCTGCCATTGAAGCAGCCAAACAGCAGGCTATCGAGGAAGCAGAAAAACTAAAAGCAGAAGCGGAAGCAGCAGCCGTTGAAGCAGTCAAAGAAGCAGCAAAGGCTAAAGCGGAAGCAGAGGCGGCAGCAGAAGCAGAACGACTTGCTAAACTAACTCCTAAAGAGCGTGCTACTGAACTAAAACAGCCCTATGTTGAAGTATTAAATACACATGTAAACAAAGAGAATGTTAGAAACGGGTTCTTTGAACTTGACTGGAACGAGTATTTCGTTGTACAATTAACAGAAGCAGGCTACAGAGGTGAGAATGAGGAAGCTATTGTGGATCAATGGTTTCAAGATCTTTGCCGAAATATTGGTGCCGAAGAAGGTATCAATATGGATCGTAGAGGTAGCGGCTATATTAATGTAAACAATTTGGGCAATGGAAAATCAGAGGTCAGTTAATGTCTTATATTTTAGTTGATACCGCAAATACCTTCTTTAGAGCAAGACATGTCATGAGAGGCGATCTCAATGACAAAGTCGGTATGAGCATTCATACGGTGCTAAGTTCTGTTCGCAAAGCATGGAAGGACTTTGACGGTAGTCATGTAATTTTTGCCCTAGAAGGTCGTTCATGGCGTAAGGATTATTATGCTCCATACAAGCGTCAACGATCTGATGCTCGTGCAGCCCAAAGTCCTAAAGAACAAGAAGAGGATAGAATCTTTTGGGAAACTTTTGATCAATTTAAAGATTTTGTTATCAACAAGACTAACTGTACAGTTCTTCATCATCCACAACTAGAAGCAGATGATCTTATTGCCGGTTGGATACAAAGTCATCCAAACGACAATCATGTTATTATCAGTACCGACGGCGACTTTGCTCAGCTGATTGCACCTAATGTAAAACAATACAACGGTGTAATGGGCATTACTGTTACACACGAAGGTTACTTCGACGAAAAGGGTAAACCTGTTAAAGATAAGAAAACAGGCGAAGTTAAACCTGCACCTGATCCAGAATGGCTGTTGTTTGAAAAGTGTATGCGTGGTGACACTAGTGATAACATTTTTTCTGCTTATCCAGGTGTTCGCGAAAAAGGCACTAAGAATAAAATTGGCCTGAGAGAGGCATTTGCTGATCGTGACAGTAAAGGGTTTAACTGGAACAATATGATGTTGCAACGCTGGGTAGATCACGAAGGTGTAGAGCATCGTGTTAAAGAAGACTACGAACGAAATAAGTTGCTATGTGATCTTTCGGCTCAACCCGAAGACATTAGAAAACTAATTGACGAAACTATCAATACTGCTGTATCTGCAGAAAAGAATATTCCACAGGTCGGTATTCGACTGCTAAAATTTTGTGCATCTTATGATTTGGTAAAAATCTCCGAACAAGCACAAAGCTACTCCGAACCGCTTAATGCGAGGTATGTAAATGACAACAATTGCGAAAGTATTAATTCCTAATAAGAGCTGGTTACTCGAAAGTAATGGTTCTAAAGTAGGCACACTGAATAAAGAAAAATCTTTGTACTGTGTTATTAAAAATGGACAAAAGGTATCTATTGGCACAGTCAAAGATGTTAAAGAAAAGCTAGGTATTGTGTTTACCGAAGTTAAGAAAGTTGAGAAAAAAGAAGTAAAAGAATATAGTGTATATGACTATCCGTGCGGATCAAAACCCCACGGATCGGTCTACAATATTCGTAAAAAACTTCCAATCTATGCTAAGAGTTCAAAGAGCAAGAGTCAGTATTGTGCCGGTTATTACCTAATTAAATTTAGAAAAGGATGGGTTAAGTCTTTCTGTCCAAAACTGATTACCTTAGAAAGATACCCTTTCCATGGCCCATTTAAAACAGAACAAGAAATGAAGCACATGCTCACTGCATTAGGAAAAAAAGACAATGAAACAAATTAATACATTACCGATCGAAAACTACCTCGAAAAGGCTAGAATTGCAAGTAAATCTGGTCAAAAACAGGTCGTTTTAGACATAAAAGAAGCAGTAGCACTATCAGATAGCCTTGCAGTTGTAATGACTCGTTTAGTAGGCAAGTTAGAAGATCATATTTCTCAACCCTCTGCCCAGGAAGAAGTTATCTCTATTAATATGGACGGCGGTGGTTTAAGGTAACTTAGCGATAAATAAATGCGTATATAACGGAGATTGTACGCATTATGAGCCGCCCAAAACCTAAAGTACTGTTAGAAGTAACTAACAAAAAAAATTATAAAACTGAACAAGTTTTAGAAGCAGAGGCCATTTGGGCGGTTTTCTACAAAGACAAACCTGTTAATCTAAAAACAACCAGTATCGTAGCTCAAGACATTGGTCCGAAATACAAAAAAGTCAGTTTTTCAAATAAAGGACACGCATTTAACCTAGCAGAAAAACTAAACAAAATGTTTAACTGCAACGATTTTAGTGTCTACAAACTAACCTCCGGAAAGAAATTATCAAATGAATCAGAGGATTGAGATTACCAAATATGTACTATCTCAACTGAGTTTGCCAACCGATGACAAAACTCTTAAAAAAGTATTAGGGTTATGGTGGAGAAATCCAAGAACCAAAACTAAAGGCGGGTTTCGATTAACTGAACAAGGGTATGAAGCACTAAAGAAAGCCCAAATTAAAGACTACGAAATAGCAATACCTACTAAAGAAGTTGATTGGACCAACCAACTAATTATTTGGTTGGACAAATATGTCGATTGTCCATTTTACATTACTAAAAATCATATATATGTTTTTGGAGAGAGAATGGCTGTGCAACTTATTCTATTTTCCGGAAATGTTCAAAAATTCGGATTCGCCCGAGCAAAAAATGTTGCAAAATCGCAACAACCTTAATTAACTTGACATATATCCTAGATCTCTGTATAATTTGTATACGTGCTTAAACGTTAACCTAAACAATTTTAGAAGGATTTCAAATGGCAGAGGCAATCAGCGGCAATCGTTCAGTTACTCCTAGCGAGGCCAAAAAAAGTATTCGTAAATGTATTAAAGTTCAACGCCCTGTTTTTATGTGGGGCCCTCCGGGTATTGGCAAGTCTGACATCGTTAAACAAATTGGCGAAGAGCAAGATCGCGAGGTGATTGATGTTCGTCTGAGCCTTTGGGAGCCAACTGATATTAAAGGTATCCCATACTATAATGCAGATCTAGGCTCTATGTCTTGGGCACCTCCTGCAGAACTACCTACTGACGAAGATAGCACTGCTATTCTATTTTTGGACGAACTTAATAGTGCTGCCCCTGCTACTCAAGCGGCTGCTTATCAACTAATCCTTAACCGTCGAGTTGGCACTTATAAACTGCCTAAAGGTGTTGCTATTGTTGCTGCCGGTAACCGTGAAACTGACAAAGGTGTTACTTACCGTATGCCTGCGCCGCTGGCGAATCGTTTTTTGCACATTGAACTTCGTACTGATTTCGATGACTGGCTTAGCTGGGCTACTAAGAATCATGTACATGAACAAGTCGTCGGCTATGTGTCATTTGCAAAACAAGATTTGAACGACTTCGATCCTAAGAGTTCAAGCCGTGCATTTGCTACTCCTCGTTCTTGGTCGTTTGTAAGTGAATTGCTCAAAGATGACGATCTAGACGAAGGAACTTTGACTGATTTGGTATCAGGTGCAATCGGTGAGGGGCTTGCTGTTAAATTTATGGCTCACCGCAAAGTTGCCAAACAGATGCCCAAACCAGAAGATATTCTTTCTGGCAAAATTGACAAAATTAATATTAAAGAAATCTCTGCTATGTATTCTTTGACCACTTCGTTGTGCTACGAATTGCAAGAAGCAGACAAAAAGAAAATTAAAAATTGGGATGAAATGGCAGATAACTTCTTTGGATTCATGATGGATAATTTTCCAACTGAATTGGTTGTTATGGGTGCTAAAGTAGCTCTTACTAACTATCAACTTCCGTTCGATGCGTCCAAATTAAAGAACTTCGATCGGTTCCATGACAAATACGGTAAGTACATTATTACTGCAATGGAGCAATAAAAATGGGCCCGCAAGGGCCTATTTTATTGACTGTAGTACAAAAATAATGTATAATTACTCTATACAACCATTAGTGAGAAAGATATGTCATCTGTAATGAAAGCTGAAAAAGTTAAAAAGCCAGTATCTACTAAAGAATATACTACTGCGGAAAAGGCCAAAATTGTAGAAAAGTTAGTTACTGCTCGTATCGGCTTATTGCTGCGTCATCCGTTTTTTGGAAACTTGGCAACCAGAATGAAGCTAATCGATGCATCAGATTGGTGTGCTACTCTAGCAACCGACGGTCGAAACTTTTATTACAACAACGAGTTCGTCGATAAACTCAAACCCAAAGAAGCAGAGTTTGGATTCGCACACGAAGTATTGCATAATGTTTTTGATCATATGGGTCGCCGTGATGGGAGAGATCCTCAGCTTTCTAACATTGCAGCCGACTACGCTGTTAATCAAATTCTAAAAGACGAACGCATCGGAGAAACCCCGTCTTGTATCAAGATCTTTCAAGATAACAAATATCGAGGCTGGTCGTACGAACAAATCTATCAAGACCTATACGACAATGCCGAAAAAATTGATATCAGTCAATTAGGAGAACTGCTAGACGATCATCTCGACGGAGAAGGCGACGGCGACGGAGAAGGCGACGGCGATCAGGACGGAAACGGCAAAAGCAAAAAGCCTCGACTCAGTGCCGAGGAGCGTAAAAAAATTCGAGACGAAATTAAAGAAGCAATGGTGGCGGCTGCACAGGCAGCAGGAGCAGGTCGTGTTCCGGCCGGAGTTGCACGATTGATTAAAGATTTTACAGAACCTAAAATGGATTGGCGGCAATTGTTACGCATGAATATTCAAAGTATTCTTCGTAGCAATTTTAGCTTTAATCGCCCGAATCGTAAATCCCAACATAGCGGTGCTATCCTTCCGGGTATGATTAACGACGAGACAGTAGATGTAAGTATCGCTATCGATATGAGTGGTAGTATTTCGGACAAACAAGCCAAAGACTTTCTTTCTGAAGTCAAAGGGATTATGGATGAATATGTAGACTTTAAATTGGATATTTGGTGTTTTGACACCGAAGTATATAACTATGCCCAATTTACCGGAGACAGTGCTGCGGATATTTTAACTTATAAAGTTAAAGGCGGTGGTGGAACTGCATTTGAAGTTAACTGGGAATTTATGAAGGATCAACAAATTGAACCGAAAAAGTTTATCATGTTTACGGACGGATATCCGTGTGGTGATTGGGGCGACGAAAACTACTGCGATACTTTGTTTATTATCCATGGTAATGATTCCATAATTCCGCCATTCGGTCAGGTTGCATATTATAAATAAAGTAGGTATATAATGGGAATTTATAAGGGTAGAGTTAATCCTTTGAATCTTTTATCGATGCGAAGAATTAACCGTATTCCTCCAAATTTTACCAAAATCTATCTAAAAGACTTCTTAAATTATAGAGAGCTAGATAGATGGATTTACTTAAATTTGGACGGACGCTATTGTATTAAAAAATCTACAATAGTGGACGAAAATAGAGTAATATTTGTATTCGAAGTTGGATTGGAAAATCCGGCAGAGATGTCTATGTTAACCCTTGCATGTCCACATTTACAAGGTGTGAAACTTATTTCATCTAAATAATTAAAAGGAAATATTATGTCAGAACAAGAACAAAAAAGCCCGGAACTAACTGTTACCGATTTACAAAACATTCGAGCTATTATTGATATTGCTGCTACTCGCGGTGCATTCAAAGCTCAAGAAATGGCTGCTGTCGGTACAGTGTTTAATAAACTTGACATCTTCTTGGCCGCTGTTGTTCCTGCACAACAAGCTGAACAGGCTGCTCAAGAAGCTGCTCAAGCTCAAACACAATAAGGAAATGCTATGATTAAACATGTTGGAAAAATGAAAAACAACGGAGCTCGAGTAGCAGTTGTTTTCAGAACTATACCAGGTGATCCATATAGTGCGCTCGTTGTCGGAACAAACGGGTTAGCCGATGCTTATCACGATGCTTTGATGAGTTTGATCGAAACTGAACAAACTCAGCAAGCAAATGAACTTGCAGATGTGTTGGCTGTTCGTCGTTTTCCGGACGGTTCCAACATGCTCGAATGGTTACATACAAGAGGCCATTTGAAAAAGGTACCTACTAACGGAGTATTAATGACTCCTACTCCAAAAGACATTATTCCGTTAGATGAACTTAATTTGCTGATTGCCGATCAAAGAGGTGTGCATCTCGAAGACTTAGCTATCAATGATGGCAAACCTCAAGAAGAGCCGGTTGTTGCAACTACACATAAAGAAGAAGTTATTGTGGAAGATACGGCTGTAGCAGTAAAGCAACCTTCTGAGACTGCAAGTTTTGAGCTCACTCCTGCAGAAATGCGTTCTAGAGCCGATGCTCTTTATAAAGAAGCAGCAAGGCTTCGCAAAGAAGCAGATGCTTTAGATCCTCCAAAAAAGAAAACTAAATCAATAAAAGAAGAAGCATAAAATAAAGCCCCGGAAGGGGCTTTATTTTTAATGTACCATTACTTCAATTACACCAGTTTCGCCATCGAAGTCTTGTAATGCTTTTCCGATAACCGCAAACGGATTAGTTCTATGACCATATCTTCTAGCTTCAGCATGTCCTGGCATATTAGAAGAAACTAATATATCTCCTCTCTGAATAGGACCTTTTACCTTACAAGGGACTCGTCCTTTAAGTGCTATAGCAACGCCTCCCTCTAATTTCGAATTCATTAAATATGCAGGATTAGTAGAAACTATACCAACTACTTTTTCGCTTTCGTATGTGTTGCATATAGTAACTTCTTTCTCACCGCCAATCATTAATACAGTACCAGGACCATATTCTGCATCTGGCAAATACATTTCTGCTAAGTCAGCGTATTGTGCCTCAGTTGCAATTGCATCGATAGTGCCTCGAGGGACAGTTACTCCACCTGCGGCATTCAATTCGATCTTATCGTTGGCATCATTATCGACATAAAGTCTTAGTCGTTGGTCCTCAGTTCCGGCATTGTATGTGTCAATATAGCATGTGTCGCCTGCTCCAAAATATTGATCATTAGGCCAAGAAATTCGACCACTTGCAGCCATACCAATTGAAGTGGCTCCAGAAACATTGCCTGTTACATTGCCTGTTACATTGCCTGTTACATTGCCAGATAGACTTGCAGTAATAGTACCTGCACTAAAATTACCACTAGCATCTCTAGCTACAATCTTATTACCTGTATTAGCCGTGGCAGCATCAACTGCCCATGTAGT